CTAAGTACTATTCAAGATCCTAACTTTAATGCCAAGCTGGAAAAGATAGCAAAAGAACTAGGCATATCGTCTGGAGATTTAATGGCTATCATCAAAACAGAAAGTGGTGGCAGACCAACAGCACGTAATCGTATAGCAGGCGGCTTGATTGGATTCACTGAAAGAACTGCTCGAGGATTAGGCACAACGTTAGATGATATTTTAAAAATGGATGCTGTTGAACAACTGGACTATGTTTATAAGTTTTATAGGATGGTAGGAGTTCAACCAGGAATGGACCGCGGTGACATCTACATGCTAACATTCTTACCTGCGTATGTTAACGCATCTGACAGCACAGTGTTAGGTCAGAAGGGTGCCGGCGAGCTTGGGAATACTGGACTAAGCAAACATGCGATATGGGATCAGAATCCATTGTTTGGTAAGAGTCGAGGAAAAGAATATTTTACAGTTGGTGATGTAAAAAATACTATCAACCGCGTGGCCTAATAAATAGAGTCATGAACATCATTGGCAATTTATTAATAGCACCACCCGCAGTAAAAGGCAACTTCTGGTATAAGACAGTTGTACTAATTACTGAACATCATAATCAAGGCAGTGTTGGGCTTGTATTAAACAAGCGCAGTCAGATGTCTGTCTCAGAGTTTGGAGAACAACTAGGATTTCAAATAGATATTCCTGGCTTTGTTTATCTAGGCGGCCCACTTAATGTTAAGAGCTTGAGCTTTTTACATAGCAATGAGTGGACCAGCAAAAACACAATGCGTATTAACGACGAGTTTAGTTTGAGTAGCGCAGATGATATCTTACCAAGAATGGCTATGGGAGATCGTCCTGAATATTGGCGACTATTCCTAGGAATGTGTGGCTGGGCAAACGGACAGCTAGCAGGCGAAATTAAAGGGTCTCCGCCCAATCGAAAAGAAACCAGTTGGTGCCTCTCAAGCGCAAATCAAGATTTGGTTTTTGGCTCGGATAATAAGGATCAATGGTGTAATGCCCTTGACCGTTCTGGGTTAGAATTCGCTCAAAATTTATTATAGTACTACACTTGACGTAAATACAATGTGAGTGTATAATATATACTTCAAAGGTTGGGTCTGTAACGCAATCAAGGAAGGAACTCAAAGTGTCAGATACTCTTGTTTTAAACGCCGACGGAATGCCTGTTAGCTTTTTACCGTTGAGCACAATAAATTGGCAAGAAGCCATCAAATACATGGTCTTAGATAAGGCTGACGTATTAGCATGGCATGAAAATTGGATTGTCCACTCAGCTTGTTGGGAAACTCAAGTACCCAGCGTCATTATGCTTCGTGATTACATGAAAGCTAAGAGCTCAGTGCGATTCAGTCGTTCAAATGTATATCTGCGAGATTCTGGAAAATGTATGTACTGCGGAGTTGGTGTAGAACGTAAAGAATCTACCCTTGACCACGTACATCCTGTTTCAAAAGGCGGAAAGACCACATGGGAAAACACTGTTACAGCATGTGCTCCATGTAACGCCGGCAAAGCAGATAAGTCACACGGATGGAAACCAAAAGTCACTCCTTACAAGCCAGACTACTACGAACTTGTAAATAAGCGTAAGAAGCAGGGCTTCACTGTAAGGTTCGAAGAATGGTTACAATTCATAAATTAAAGAAAGCATTATGGACAGTCACAGGACTAGCTAGTCTTGGTATGGCTTATATAGGGGTTGTCACACCAGGCATCCCCTATAGTCCATTTGTAGTATTTTCAGCCTATTGCTTTAGCAAAGGCAGTGATCGTATGCACAAGTGGATTTATAACCATAAGCTGTTTGGTCCGTTCCTTACTAACTGGAGCGAGAAACGTGTATTCCCGCAAAAGATGAAATATCTCATGCTGGTAACTATGAGTGTAAGTTTGCTTATTATGAGTTTCACTGTGCCAGTTAAGGGTGTAGTTTACACCGGTATTTTTATGGCCTGTGTAGCAGTATGGGCATGGCGATATCCTCGTAGCACTGCAGAATACGATCTGCGTATTGCTCAAGGCAGAAAAATTGGATGGTTTAACAACTATATCTAATAAATACTCTGTTAACACGGAGTATTCATGAAACATTTCTTAGCAGTATTATTACTATTGCCTGCACTGGCAATGGCACAGGCCAAAGCACCTAAGCAGCCTGCTGGCGTCTTGTATGACGCACAAATTGTTAGAGTAACGGATGGCGATACAGTTGTTATCGCCGCGCCCTTTCTACCAGCACCCCTTAAGCCAGAACTTGCGGTACGAGTCTACGGAGTTGACACTCCTGAAAAAGGATTCCGCGGACAATGCGATAGTGAAAAGCAACGAGGCGAAGCCGCTAGCGTTTTCACTAAAGGTCTCATTAACGCCAGCCAACAGCGACAAGTCATTTTATATAGCTGGGATAAATTCGGTGGTCGTGTATTGGGCGACATCATTCTAAACGGACAGAGTCTAAGAGCACAATTGATTGCTAACGGATTTGCTCGTGAGTATTATGGTGATGCCAAGCAAAGCTGGTGTCAATAATGGACTACCCAGTATACCCAGAGGACGATGGATATGACACTCCAAAAAACCCTTACAGTCCTGCTTAATAAATTAGTTACAGGATTGGCTATATATGGCATCGGCATGAGTTTAGCCTATGCTGGCTATATTGGACAAGATTATGATCCGCAATATGATTGGTGCGATCCTAGATTCTGTTGCCCACCGGAGAGCAGTAAATGAAAATCTCAGAACTCATTAATGAAGACTGGAATAAAGTTAACAAGAAAGACAAGACAGACGGCCTAAGTCAAAAAGCTGTTAATGCTTATCGTCGTGAGAATCCAGGTAGCAAGTTAAAGACAGCAGTTACTACCAAGCCTAGCAAACTTAAAGCTGGAAGTAAAGATGCCAAGCGCCGCAAAAGTTTCTGTGCTAGGATGAGTGGTAACAAAGGTCCTATGAAGAAGCCTAACGGTAAGCCTACTCCTAAGGCACTAGCACTACGCCGTTGGAATTGTGAAAGCATCGAAGAAATGCGCCAACTTATAGAAAACGCAGAACAAGTTATTGCCACCACAAAGAAGAAATAAATGAGAGCCAGTGAGTTTCAGCCTAGTAAGTTGGTTATTTTTGATATAGATGATACTCTGGTCCATACGCAGACCAAAGTACATGTAGTTAAAGATGGTCAAATAGTTAAAAGCCTTAATAGCCACGAATTTACGCATTACAAATTACAACCCGGCGAAGAGTTTGATTTTGGCGCATTTCGTGATGCTAAAGAATTCTTCACTAATGCTAAACCTATCATTCCAATGCTCAATCAACTCAAGCATGATATTGCCACTGGTAACAAGGTAGTAATGGTAACTGCTCGTGCTGACTTTGATGATCGAGAACTATTCCTAGACACCTTCCGTAAGTACGGAGTGGATATGGGTAAGGTACATGTTTACCGCGCAGGCAACATGACACAAAAAGTACAAACAGAAGAAAAGAAAAAGATTATAATACGTTCCTTGCTAAACAAAGGCAACTATACCAAAGCTATAATGTACGACGATGCTGTGCCCAATTTAGAAAGTTTTGTTGAGCTTAAAGACGAATATCCGCAGACTAAATTCTATGCGTGGCATGTAAGTTTAGAAGGCGAAGCTAGTGAGTACAATCGTACTAACGAAACTATCGATGAGGGTAAGAAGCGTCGTCGCAAAGTACGTAGAGCGTTATACGGTCCTGGACCATTTGGTGGGTATGGATATTATGCGGGCTATAGTGGAGATTCAGGTGGCGATGGAGGCGGTGGAGAAAGTATCGAGCATGAAAATTTTGCCGATGGTCGTAACCCACAAGACAAAGGTGATGCCAAGCGTCACGGAGTTAACACCAAAGCCAGCGTGAGTAGCTTACGTAATACTGCCAAGCAAGGTGGACGTAAAGGACAGCTAGCACATTGGCTAGCTAACATGAAATCTGGAAAAGCGAAAAAGAAATGAAAAAACTTATAGCAATTATCGCACTAATATCGTTAACAGGGTGTGCTAGTATTATGGATATGATTCCCAGCAGATGGGATGTTAACCAAGCAAAGGTATCAACTGATCTTAGACAAACAGTTGTTAACTTTGACTGTAATGGCGATCAACGAGCACAGTTAAGTATTATATCAAAACAGATTCAATGGTTTGAATTATATAGTGAAAGCAAGGGAACTAAAGATGTTGCTAACTTAGGACAGACTTTGGCAACTACTACTAAAGAGTTTCAGAATCGCTTAGATAAAGGACCAGTTAGTCCGTTTTATTGCGAACTTAAAAAGAAGTTATTCATTCAGCAAGCTGACATTTTAGCTCGGGCTGTTCAAGGAAGATTCTAATGGGTCAAGGTAATATACTACATGATGTAATAAACGCTGGGCAAAGTTGGGCTACTGAACGTGCCACAATTGCCTTACAAGTTCAAGATGCTTTACAGCAAGGCACAATGAGTCCAGACGAAGCTTCCGAAATACTTCGCGATTTGGTAGCAACAGAAAAATTAGACTCGGAAGCTACCGATATGCAGTTACGAGCAGCTTTGGTATTTGGTATCACACAAATAATCAGCATGTGCTAGCCAGATTCGCTTGACCTTTCCGGCACTTTAGTATAAAATATATTAAAGGAGTCGCAATGACCGAACGATTACATGGCAAAGTAGATAAGGGCTGGGGATACGAAATCATATGGGCAACCAACGATAAGTATTGTGGCAAGATTATGGTGTTTGAACGTGCTGGCGCAAAGTTTAGCATGCATTTCCATAGAGACAAAGAAGAAACATGGTTTGTCAATGCCGGCAGATTTAAACTAACATGGTGTAATACACTAACTGCTCAATATCACGAACAGGTATTGGAAGAAGGCATGGTGTGGCATAACCCTCCACTTCAGCCGCACCAATTGGAAGCACTGGTTGATCACTCTACTATCTTTGAAGTAAGCACTCCTGATAGTATTGAAGACAATTACAGAATTATTCCCGGAGACAGCCAGAATGCAGCCAACGGCACAACCTAACATTATATGGACAGGTGGTGCTGAACTTGGATCTAAGTGTGTCATAGGACTTGATCGCGACGGTGTCATTAATGAAGATCTAGGAACATATTGTTTTAGGCCCGAAGACTTCAAACCAATACCTGGCAGCTTAGAAGCAATGGCAGAGCTAAGACGCAAAGGCTATCAATGTGTTGTAATTACAGATCAAGGCGGCATCGCCAAAGGACTGTATGCCGAAGCTGACGTTGAACAAGTACACGAGTACATGTTTAATCTGTTAGGCAATGTAGGATGTTTAAGTATTGATGCGCTGTACTATTCTGCTAGCAGTGATAAGCGAGATCCGTTCGCTAAACCTAATGTGGGAATGTTTAAACGCTGTGAGGCGGAAAACAAGCATATCAAATTCAAAGGCGGATACTACGTTGGTGATAAGATTAAAGATCTCAAAGCTGCCGTAAATATTGGAGCAAAGCCTGTGCTAGTTCGAACCGGATACGGATTAGAAACTGAACAGGAATTGAATAAGTTTACCTATCGAGCATTGAAACATCGAACAATCATATTTGATAACCTTGCTGAATTTATACAATCATTAGAATGAAAACTATATTTGTTAATGGCACGTTTGATATATTACATCCCGGACACTGCGCAATGCTTAACACTGCCCGTAGCTATGGAGACTATCTAGTTGTTGCCATCGACACTGATAGGCGTGTTAAAGAATTAAAAGGTGCTAGTCGTCCTATCAACAATCAATCAGTTAGACAGATCATGTTGAGCAATCTCAAAGCAGTTGATGTTGTGGAGTTGT